ACATCCCACATCGGGTCTCCTTTCTCCGCGCTTGGCGGGCCGTCCTTGTCTATCTTCGACTTCCAGGCGGAGATTATCTTCGCCTTGATTGCCTTCACATCTTCTGCACTGTATTTCGCAGCGTTCTTAGCCTTGTTGATGTAGTTCCAGGCCGCCCTGATATGCTCAACAGTGTCAATGGGATACTTCTTGTTCTTGGCGTCTGCAAACTCCACATCGCCATACTTGTTTTCACCTTCCGAGGGCTTTACGTCTTCGCGCTTGGCCGTCTTCACAACTTCAGCCGCTTCTTCATCGGTGAGACCCTTCGCTTTCAACGTGGCAGTATCCCCTTCACTCACTGCCTTATGCACGGCCTGGAGACATCCGGCATCGGGATAATACGCCTTGCCAGGGAAGGTCAAGCAGGCATGATTCGTGTCCATATCGTCAAGCTCTACTACTTTGGCCTTGAGCGTAGCGTCATAGACAGGAATATGATTCGCAGAGCCGCCAACGCTAATCTGGCGGTCATCCCACTCGCCGCTTTCAAACTCCTTGAACACTTCATTAGCGAGCGGGCTCTCGGCCTTCATGGCGAAATCAATCACCACGTTGCCCTCGCCATCACGGTAGCCGTCAACGCTCTTGCCGAGCATGATGGGAACGACGTGCGAGGGCGTCAGTTTAATAGCTCCCGCTTTCGCCTGTTCCACCATTTTGTTGAGGCTCTTCTCCGTCATCCGCTCAGGTATGGGCCGTGTTTTGTCCGGCTTCGGCCCGGATGCTAGAAACACCAGATGCGGCGTCCCATCATCCGTTTTGTACACTCGCGACAACGCAGCGTTGGTACTCGTCTCTTCTCTCATGGCACACTCCGTTTACATCCTGACTAGCCGTTTCTCCACAGGGACCACAGACGGCATCCGCGCCTCGGACACCCTACGAAGCACATCGAATACCGCGCCTTGTATTTGCTCAGGCTCGTTGAGAAATCGCCCAAACGCTTGGCCGGGCACAATAATCGTAGAGCCTCCCTCCGGGTGAGGCAGTATCCCAATCACCGCCTCCGGCGCAATCATGGCAGTTCCAGTGCCTTCTCCGAGCGCGCAGGCCAACGTGAGGAATCTGCCATTGAATCCGATTTCCGGGCCGGCCATTAGCGCACCTGCACCCGGACATGTTCGCCGGGCCGCGCAGTGTCCAGCATCTCCTGCAACAGCGCCCGTAGGGCTTCTGGCGAGTGCGTGCAGTCCACAGGGACCACGAGTTGGATTGTCCGGTCCTGTTCTACGTTGCTTACGGCCTCTTCTGCCTTGTCCGTAACGACTTTCCTCGGCTTGCCTTTTTCCCAGCCCATCTCACTCCTCCGAGAGCGGTATGAACGCTCTAGTGCAATTCGGGTGTTCTATGGGATTCGCTATCATTTCGTCAACGGTCCAGATTTCGCCATTGACTGCATCACACTCCGCGCAAGACCCAGGGCCGTTCCCATCGGAGACTTCGACCTTCTCGACTCCCTGCGCGGCGTAGTTAGTACCTGCCCCCGCGTTGTATGCAACCGCCGTTTCCGTTCTTGCCGTCACCATGGCACGGGCCGGTGATTCGAGCGTGTCCTGTAGTTCCTTCGCTAAGTCCGTGTAGCTCTTGCCGCTGCTTACCGCCTCGGCTATGGCATTGCGTACCGTCTCGCGCACCGTGTCAGAGACGGCCAACTCATTGGGATTGTCTACCCACTCGGAGCCGTCCCACTTCATCCCCAATAATGCCGCCGCTCGCTCTTGCGCCCACACCGAGGCGCTGGTCTCGCCCACGCCCACAAGTTCAGCCGAGTCATCCACCCCGGCGTTATAGACCGCCTCTAGCCATCGTACCAGTGCGGCCCAATCCTCCGGCGGCATATCCGTCGGCCCCTTGGTCACGAGTTGAGCCTTGCCTTCGGCCAAATACGGCGCAGCCAGATGCCTATAAATGCGCTGCCAGAGTTCCACCCCGGCCTCAGTTAATGGCTTGGCGCGTTCGCTTGTTTCCCAGCGCAACGCTTTACGCGGGCCTTTGAACGCTTTAGCCACATCGCCTTCTGCCAGACATTTCTCTACCCAATATCTAGCAGCGGGTGTTATCGCCGCACTGACAAACGGACGCGGCGGCCTGCCGTTCTTCGCATCGGCCTTGGCGACCTTCTTCCATCGCGCCAGGTCCGCCTTCTGGGTATTCTCCGGCGGCGCTTCTGGCGGAGGTGCTTGCGGGGGCGTCTTACCACTGCCCTGCAATGGCACGTAGCCGGTGGGAGTTAAGACCATAAGCATGTTTGCTTCCGGCACATCGGAAGGCGGGTCTCCCGCTCTCGCCCTAGCCTCGTTCACGCTTCGGATACCCAGCTTGACGAACGCCTCATTTTCCTGTAGTTCCAGTTGCTTGTTTATCTGCGTCTCGGATATCCACTCGAAACTCACCTCCGTGAGCCCGAGGTCTTCGTTGATGTATTCATCCAGGATTTCTTCAATGAAAATCTTATGCGGCTCGATACCAGACGCCTGAGACTGATTAGCATTGCCCTGCCCTGACCGGCCTAGCCCGGCACTCTTCATAATCGGCTCAGGATTTACACCGACCACCCACGCCATCGCCCGCAGTATGAGTTCGTCAAACTCATAATCCCACTTCGGCGGAGGGACGGGGATATACGTTGTTCCATCCGGGACCGCTATGGCCGCCGCCCGTGCCTGCAAATTGCCCTTCATGCGCGAGTCCAGATACTTCTGGAAGTCTTCACGCTGTTGCATCGTGAAATCTTTCGGGAGGATTAGCCATCCGGGTGGAGTATTCCCAGCCGTATAGCTGTAGTTCTCCTGCAACGAAGAGTTTATCGCCAGCGTGACCAATGTTAAGCATTGCTCTACCGCCGAGAATCCATAGGGCGTCCAGGAACGCGCATTCATGGGCCGCCAGATTAGTTCATCGGTGGTATATTGCCGCTCCGGGACTCCGTGCAAGTATTGGTAGAACGCAGCAGCCGGTGGCTCAGGCGGAAGCCCAGCGGCGGTGAGAATCGGCTTGATTTTGGCCGCGTCCATAACTCGCAGTCCCAACGGCTTCCCACCAACGGTCCTTCGTTTGCCAAGAGCCAGTGCCCCAACGACCAGAATGTCCTCAAGCACCGCGTTCAGCCAGTCGCCAAATCTCAAATACCCATCCGGCTTTTTCAGCCATGCTTCAGCGGCCTTGACATCCGGGCGATCTGCGTATTTCTCGCCCTCTTGCATTCGCAGTGGCCGTATCCCGTGAGGCAGGCCGCGCATCTGCCTTTTCAGGTCTTCGATTACCAGCCTAATGCCCCAACAGTTGTCAGCCAGTATTCGTAACTGAGATTCACGCGCGCCCGGCTTCGCTTGGTCAGGATTATAGACCAGATTGTAGCCAACGGGAATCTCGAAGCCGGTCGGCTCTGGGCCCGGACCGCCCAACGGCGGAAGAGGAGCTAATGGCTTAAACGGGAATGGGTCCTTGCCTTGTGGGGGCGTTGGGAGTTGAGCGTTCTGAAGCCGATTGTTTAGCGGCTCCGCGCCTACGGCGTCGCCCGGCTGATTCCCAAACCTTATGTCCAGCGCGCCGATTGTTATTCTCATACGGTCTCCAATTTGGTCTTCATCCATTCAAGGAAATTCGGGTCAGCACTGAAATTCCCCGCAAAGGCCAGTAACAAAGCATCCGCATCATCCGGTGAGCGCCCGATTCGCTTCTTGGTCTCCGCCTTGGGCTCGACCTTGACTCGCCCAGAACTATCGGGAGACCAACGCGGTGCTATCAACTGCCCGATTGTTTCATCGTCAAGCTCGGACAGGTCCCATCCGCCCGACTGCGACAACTCTCTTCCCACTTCCCACCATATCTGGTCCCGCAATTTCGGGAATCTCGCCGGGTCCGTTGACGCTTCACCGACGTTCACGCCTACCACTTCCGCGCCGTGTTCTGGGCGGAGTTCTTTGAGCCTTCCCACAACGCCCCAGCCGATTCCGCAAACGTCCACCTTGATTCTAGTCGCTCCGGTCGTCTTAATCGCCTGCACAGCGTATCCGGCGGCCTCCATGGCATCGGGAGTAGAGTATCTCCACGTTCGCCCCGCCTTCGGTCCTCGCCGCTCGCGTATAACGGTCATATCACCGCCACCGCCAACGTCCATGCCAAGCTCCACCGGTAGGAGTTCTTCGGGCTTATACTCTCGCGGCTTCTGACATTTGACCACCCACGACCAGGGGACCACCCCGGAAACTGCATCTTCAGGAAATCGCCCCAGTACGCGGCTAACATATCGTGGGTCCGCCTCGCCCCATTCCTTCTGGCGCTCTTCCACCCAGAGCTTGCCGGTCAGTAGCTTCAGCACATCCGGCGGGCAGGGCTCCCCGGTAAATGCTGGCAGGTCCAACGCGCTCACCGGTATAACATGCCACCCGCTTCCAGGACGGCACATCTTCGCGAAGTGACTTAGCGGGTCGTCAGGATTGCCGATTGCCAGTATCCGGCTCCCTTCCGACGTTATGAGTCCTTCCGCCGCCGTGAATATCTCTTCCGGCACTCCGGCGGCTTCATCCACCACGACCAGGACCTTTTCGGCGTGGATGCCTTGAAAGGCCGTTGGGTCATAATCGGCTGGCTTCCGGCCAAAGGCTACCAGTTCACCGTTCAGACGCCACTCAGTCTGATTCATTTCTCCGAGCGGCGCTCTAGCATGGGCGCGATTCAATTCCCGCCACAGAATAGCCCTAACCTGCTGATACGTGGGAGCGGAACTCACTACAAAGGCGCTGCCCGGCGGATTCGTAGCAATCCACCAGTACATCAGCCTTGCCGCTAAGAATGACTTCCCTGTCCCGTGAGCCGAAGGAACGGCCACATGCCGATACTTGACTATGGCATCGGCTATTTCAGCCTGGCGGCTCCAAAGGTGGCATCCAAGGCGCTGCTTGATGAATCCTTCCGGCCAAAAACGGTATAGACCTTCAAGGACTAGCGCCCGGTCGCTAGGGCTTAACTTTGGCAAGAACTTCTGAGAGCTTTGCAATAAGCTCTGCATCGCTCAATCCCGTCACGTCTTCCGACTGAATCGGGCCGCCGTTCGCTCCCGTATGTTCAAGGCGTTGCGTCTCGCGGTATTTCGACGGCTTGTGAGCCTTCAAAAGCTGAATCAATAGCTGGTCCGAATACTTGCGGATTGTCCCTATCTGGCCATCGGTATCTTTCGCCACCCTGCCAAACACCGGCTCTTCATACCCATCATGGCCACGACGCCAGGCTTCCGATTCCAAACGCTCAATTGCGCGGGCTTCCGCCTCTTCGTATTTCTTCGCAAACTCAGGATTCTCCTTAGCCCGGTACACGGCGGAGCGGCT